TCATTTGTGCTTTTCTAGCAGACCATTGACCGGGTCTACCACCCTTGCCACCTGCCTTAATTCTGTTAAATATTTGCTTTCTCATTCCGGGCTTTGTGTAATTACCGGCTTCATTAACTTTACTTTTAGTCTTTCCGCCTTCTTTCATCTTTATTGCATCCAGAGTCTTTGCCTGACCTGCATGAGCTTTAGATGCTTTCCTTAACATAGAAGATACTTTTTTTAACTTAGCCTTTACTGGCCCACCAGCTTTCATGCCTGAACCATCATCTATATTCTTTGCTTTACGAAGTATGGCTAGATCACCTGCATCACTGCCAGATGTTAAAAAGCCACCACTATTTAATCTTGTTATTTTCACTAAGCTCTCCTGTTAACCTTTTTTGCTTTGCTTGTTCTGGCAAATGACCTGTTAACTGACTTAGGCTTTACTGTAAGATTTTTTCTTTTGTTATCTTTAGGATTGCCATTCTTGTGAGCAACATCTTTACCGTCACCTTTTTTGACTTTGCCTGCAGTTTTCATAGTAGACCTAGCTGTGTTTCTACTAGCTCTTCTTTTCTTCTGAACAGGTTTCTTGTGGTAATTATCGTATTCACCACGATAGTTACGATTGGGCATCTTGAATCTCTTTTAATTCTTTAACCCATTCATAACCAAATGAGCTTTCCCATTTAGCGTCATCTGATATAACAGCTTGGCATGTTGTGCATTGAACAGAATCTTCTTTTGTTTCTTTTATAGCTGTTTTACAAATAGGGCATATATCATCAATCATTATACAGCCCTCGTCTTTCCCTTCATAGCACAACCATCTATTGACTTCTTTCTTTTCAATGGGCCACCAGCCATCATGCCTGTCATAGGAGTCATTCTATTGTTACCTGACTTACCTGCATTTCTTCCTGCAGCCATAGCCATTTTTCTTTTCTTTGCTTCTTCTCTTTTATCCAAAGCAAGAGAGCCAATAGGACTCATTCCTGTTTTTCCTAATTGAGCTAAAGCACCAGATATTGGACCCTTGCCCTTCATAACACTATAAGCAGGAGAAAGTGTTTCTAACATTTTTCCTATGTTTTTCTTTATTACAGGTTTCTTTTTCATGTTACTTGCCTCTCTTCATAGAGCCGCCGTATCTTTTCTTAACAACTACGTTCCTTTTCTTGTCACCTCTTTTAACATTACCAGCACCAGCTGATGGAGCAACTCTCTTAGGAACTACAGGACCTTTCTTTCTAGTTTTACCTTGTTGAAAGTTCATGTAATCACGAAGACTTAATCCTGATTTCTTTAACTGTTCTTTGGTTACAACAGGGCCTTTTTTAGGTTTGGCTTTTCTTACAATTCTAGGATCAACAGTAGCACCCGCTTTTTTACCCATAAATTTTGTAGACTCTTTTTGAGATTTAAGAGTTTTCTCTTTTTTAGCTTTTTTAGCATCAGCTAGTTTTCTAATAGGGCTTTTCTTGCTGTCAGGAACTTTTTTCTTAGAACCTGTAAAGAAACTTTTAACTCCAGCAACAAAGTCGTCACCTATTTTTTTCTTTGCCTTTGGCCTTGGTTTTGGTAATGCCATTTTATTTCCCTTCATTTGTTTGCTCATTGTAGTTCTTGATATCATTATTTAAGTAACGATAACAATTCAGTTACCGCTCCTGTATTAGTTACAGCTATAACTGCCAAAGCACCAATCAACATCCATTTAGCTTGAAAGACTGCTCTCTTAATATCTGTCATATCTGCTCTTAACTCATCAACATGCTTTACAAGATAGTCTTGTTTGGATTTCCATTCAGCAAATTCTATTTGCAAAGACTGAACATTCTTCTCCATTAACATTTCCACCTTCTTCTAGCTTGCCTTAAACGACTATTGGGATTCTTTGCTGCTTTAGGAAATTGTTTCATTTGTCCTGCTGATCTAGCACAGTAAGACTTACGTCTCTTGGCTGCAGTACTACCTTTTTTTACTTTACCAGTAACAGCTGTCTTTAGTTTTGATCCGGGATTATCTTTGCGATATTTGGCCACACCTTTTTTAGTCATGCCTGCGCCTGACTTAGTAGGGCGTTTATGACCGCCCCCTATTGTGTGACCTTTCATTGTTCCCTTAGTAGCCATTATGACAAGAACAAGGTTAACTTATTACCTGAACCAGTAAATCCATGAATATAAGCACCACTCTCAGCTAATATTCCTTGATCCGGTAAGTTCAATGTATGTAAACCAGTAGGAAAACTTTGAAGTAATAAAGTTTCTCCACCTGATCCATCCTTTATTGTTAATACACCAGCAGCATTACCAAATATAACAACCTGCCTAATTCTAGACCTTTGAGGACCTAGAACAGCAGCAGAGTCACCTTGATTAATATTAAATGCCTTGGTGTCTGATCGACCTGACATATTTCTCTCCTTAAAAAGATGGGGGACTAGCCCCCATAATTAAGCTGCGTAGCCCATTAATTCTATAAATAATTTACCAGCAGTGTAATCTGCATCTGTTGCAGCACCTGTTGTTAGATATAAGAATTGATCAGCGGCTGGAACGGCTTCAAAGTAAACTTTGCTTCCTAATGTTGCATCACCTGCATTAACCATTAATGTTTCAGTTAAATCACCAATAGCACCATCTTCTACACCAGTACCTTCTGTTGCAGAGTGTATGTTAATGTCTGGATCGCCACCTGCTGGTGCTTCAAAACATTCCATACTACCTGTTAAGATTGTACCATTTTGAGCAGCAGTTATCTGACCAATATGACAAACCAATGCAGTTCCGTTAACACCAATGATGTCACCAGAGCCTGTTGATCTTAAACCTGTTAGGTCTATTAAAATTCTTGTTGTGATAATTCCACCAACTCTTTGAACAGCAGTTTTATATATAGTTCCAGTACCAGTTGTTATACCTGTACCTGCTTCTACAGAAAGTGTGTTTGCGTCAAATGATGACACACCGCTTGAGTTAATGCTTGAGAGGGTTGTGATAGCACCGCTTGTGCTATTTTTAGATATGGATGTAAATCCACCTTCGGAACGGACTGCTCCGTTAAAAGTTGTATTAGCCATGTAAATCTCCTTATCTTGGCAAGTGTCAGTTACACCATGTAACTGTTAAGGGAAAAAGTAAAGGGGCGATTTACGCCCCTCTATATTATTTTATTTATGCACCCGGTGATCCATACATACCTAATGGATCTGATACACCGAATGAATATCTCTCACGGGCTTTGTATCTTACATTACCTGTGTTGAAATCTCCATCCATTGCAGTTGACATAGGTGTTCTTACGAACATCTTCATTCCATTAGGAACATCTGTAGTCAAGAAGAAAGCATCTGAGTCTGTTAAATAGTGATTAACAGAATAGCCTTCTGGGATTGACCCATTTGATCTTAATGCATTTGTGTCATTGTCTGCAGTCGCTACTCTTAATTCTGATTGTAGAATTCTTGTAGCAACAAACATTAATGCCGGTGGAATGATTAACTTTCTAGGTCTAGCTGCAATCAATAAGCCTCTTTCGTCTACGAAAGCTGCAATATCAATAACGGCTTGCTCTAGTGAAGTTTCATTTAAGTCAGCACCAGATGTTGGTCTGTTACGGTTGTTTCCACCTTGCACAGTTGGGTGATCTGTATCAAATAAGAACTGACCATCGCCACTTGTAAAAGTGTCAAAACCTGTATTAAGCAATGAAGCTGCTTTTGTTTGCTTAGTATAAGCCATAGCTCTTGCTAATGCTTTTGTATATCTCGCTGATAGTGAGTCATACAAGTTATCTTCCATCGCTTCTTCAGTGATAGAGAAACCCATTGCAACAGTTTCATGGTTATATCTAGCAGTAAAAGACTCTTGAGCTGTATCGTAAGATATAGCTGCGCCCTCTTGCTTGATTGGTGCTGCACCAAATCCTGACAACTTGACTTCTTCTTCAAAGCTACGCTCTGAATTTTCAACGTCATAGATTTCTGCATGTTCGTCTTCGTACTTTTGGTACTCTAGACCGAAAAGGGCGTTTAGACCCGGTAACAACTCTTTAAGGAGTTGCGCTCTTGAAATAGCCATAGTTCAATCTCCCTATTAAGCTGCTGATGGTGCGTTGCCAGAAACGACACCGATACCAAGTTGATGACCTGTATTAAACTTACAAACCATTATAGGAAATGATGTACCTTTTTCATCACCATCAAAACCGCCTTTGAAGTCTACGATTCTTATTGGTAAGGCCGCTGTATTAGCTGCAGTACTAATATCAAGTGATACTCTAGAAATACCTAAAGTTGCATTTGATGTTCCTTGTACTAAAGCTGCGTTAGCTGCGATATCATCATCATTCACACTGCCGTCTGCCTGTATTTCAAACAATACATTTGGATCATCACAAACATAAACCATACCATTAGTATGAGCTGTGCCAGACCATTGCTGACTAAATTGTGTTTGACCTGTGCTTAGATCAGTGTAGCGACAACCTAAGAATATTCCTATAGGTGTTGCTGATGTAGTACCAGTATCCTTTTGGATAGTGGTTGTGCTTCCAGCATCTGTCAATTTGACTAGATCGCCGAAACAAATCCTTGTTGATTCAGTACTCAGTATTGGATACTGACGGAACGAACCATTGTAAGTTCCAGAAAGATTGCCAACTGGTCTTAAACCGAAAGGAGCTGCTGTTGCGGACATATACTGTCTCCTTCATTTAAAAAAAGTTAAAATTTATTTCTTATTTGCGTGTGCTTTTCTCTGGTCTGAGTACTGGCATACGTGGATCGGACTCTCTCATGTAATTATTATCAACGGCTGCCATTTGACTAGCAGTTTTTTGCTGATGATATTCCCTTCGAGCATCCATGTTTTCCTTTGAGTTCCTGCAAAGTAACAGTCCCCCAACCTCTACATTACCCTTAAATTTGGAATCGACATCTGGTAAAACTTTAAGTTCTGGGTGATCTTCTAGTTTTACTGGCTCCCAACCTTCACGAAATTTAGATGAAACATTAGTATTATCATTCTGACCAAGTGTTGATGTGCGAATCCAACGGAATTCTACTCCCTCTTGTGGATCGGGGTCTGGTAAAGCATTAGCTCGTTTCCAAGTTACCTTACGTTCTGATGTATCTCTTGTCTCAAGTGTGCGTGGGTCACGATTAGCCATTATATTGACTCCTTCAATAGTTGCGCTGCATATTGTTCAGGTGTAACTCCCAGACGTTTAGCGAGTCCTATCTGGGTGGAGGTTAGCTGCACTTTGCGTGGTTTTTTTGCACTTCTATTAACAGGGGCAACCACGTTACCAGCAGGTCGTTGAGGTGCTTCTACCTCTTCTGTCTCAACATTCTGCTTGTTTTGGAAATGATCTGGGAAAGCTTTTCCCATAGCATCATCAATTCTTTTAAAATATTCTTCTGTATCTAGTTTAGGGTTAATTCCTGCTTTAACTAGTTTTTGGTGTACGCCCATTGCGTAACCTGTCATATCCTCATGACCCTCTTTTTGAAACCAGTCACTATTAGAATCAAGCCATTCTTTATCTCTTCCAGTAGGCGCTTGCACCTTTGGTTGTGCAGGAGCCTGATTGAGTGGAGGAGACACATCAGGCTCTTCTGCTCTTACAGGAGGCTTGTAATTTTCTACTCTGAACTTTTCGTTTTGTACTGCACTTAATTCTTCTTGTGCTTCAACTAACTTGTCAGGGTCACCTGCCTCGTATGCTTCTTTATATTTATGCTTAGCCTGATCTAACTGAGCTTGAACTCTGCTTTTAGCCTGCTCAACTAAAACACCCTCGCCATCATCAAGGGTTTTTCTTAATTTTTTATTTTCTTCCATGAGCTTAGAAGCCGCACTAATTGCTTCTTCTTTAGTTCTGGCAGCTTCTTCTTTCTGCCGTCTTTCCTCATGATACTCATATTTAAGTTGTTTAATTCTTTTTTGTACATCACCTGAGTATTTAGATACCTCGTCATCATCTGGTATTTGAGGTTCTGTATTTTCTGCTCTCTTAGGCTTTCCTCTGTCTGCTTCTGGTGTGTCATCAATCTCTTCTATTTCTATAGGATCGTTAGACATATCAATTTCTTGTTCTATTTTTTCTGCTGTATTTTCCATTACACCCTCGTATATTCTCTAGGATCATCAACCACAGCTTCAACTGTATCGTCATTGATCAATCTAAATTCTTCACCTCTGAGCTTAAACCTTGTTCCAGAATATGATCTGAATATTACAAAATCACCTTCTTTACAGTATGGTCCATCTGGAAACTTATCTGCATCATTATATGCAGCTTTTCCCAAAGCTATGACCAATCCTATAATAGAGGCTGTTTGCTCCATTCCTTTTAATTTGTCTGGAATAATAACACCACCACTAGTTTTTTCTTCTAACTTTGGTATTGCTATTAATAGTTTGTAACCCTGTGGTTCAGGCAGTTTACGAGTAGTATCTTCGTCTAGTTTTATTTTTTCTGCAGAGTACATCTCTGGTCCTTTTTGCAGTGATTTAGGTTCACAGTCACCTTGCAGACTCTATCGTCTGATATATCGTTACTTTAAATATACACAGGTGTTGACTATTTGAAAACCCCTAATCTTCAATAAATCGTTTTTCAGCTTCCTGCAACAGTTCTTTGGAAATTGACAAGCCTTCGATTTTACCGACAAGTCTTTGATATTCCTCGAAGTTTTTAGGTCTGCCGGATGAAAGATAGTCAGAGACAACATCTATTTCTTCCTGAACTTTTTTAATAATGTATGTGTATATAGTTTCATTTTTACTCATTTGCTAAATCTTTTGCTATGTCTACAGCAAGCTTCGTACCTTCTGCGACAGCTTCGTTTTTAATCTTTTGAGATTGAATTTGAGCGTCTGAAGAATTTTTTGTAAGGGCAACACCAAGTCTCGCACCTTCTCTTTTGTTTTCAGACTCCAGTCTTTCGGTTTGATTTTTATCATTCATCATCGCTTTCTGAGCTTCCAGTTCTAATTTAGCCATGTCCATTTGTTTCTTATGTTCAAGCTCTTGTTCTTTTATGGCAAGCTCTCTTTGTTGAATTTGAGTTAATGGGTCTTCTTGTTGTCTTTGTGCCTGTGCTTGTTGAGCTTCAGCTGTATTAGATTTCAATAACTTTTCTGCTGCTTCTGCAGTTATTCTTGACAGCTCTTCTTCCGCATCTTCTGGTAATGGCTTTTCTTGATTAGGCATAGAAACACCAAGATTTTTCTCTATCTCTTTTCTGTATTGAAATGCCACATGCTCTGTTATGTGAGCTGATAAAGCTGCCTGTATTGCACCCGCAAATGGTGACTGCCCTACAATTTCTTTTATCTTTGGATCATTAGCTGCTGCCATATGAACTCTTATATGTGCTTCATGATCTTGATACTTAAATGCTTTTACTGGCTCTTGTTTTAACATTGCCATGTTTTCTGTAACTGGGTCTGCAGGCTTAATATCATCTTGTAGTTTGATTATTGAACTTGCATCTTGTATTCCAAGAACCTCAAGCATTTGTCTGTGAAGCTTACCCATATCGTAAAGTTGAGGTGCTTGCTGTGCAAGCTGTAGAGCTGCTTGGTACTGCATAACTCTTTGTGACATTGTTGCTGCGTTAGGATCAGATACTGGTATTACATCTATGCGATCGTCAAAGTCTTTTGTTCTAGAAAAGTCTCCTTCCATCTCGTAAGCATATGTATCATCCATGTAATCCTTGATAACATTAGCAAGTAATCTTAGCTCATTCTTTAATGCTGCATGAAGTCTAGCCTGTACCCCAGACATAACTTTCATTGATCTTTCCATCAAAGCAAGAGTTGTCCCAACAGGTGCTTGGGCGTTGATGTCCCCAACCTGTATATCGGCTACCGACCCTATTCTTCTTCCTTCGTCAACGATATTTCCAAGTAATTGGTACAATACTGATGACGGCTCTTTGTAAGGAATGAAAGTAATAGCGTCACGGATCGCACCACCCGGGACATCAACGTCACGGAACTCACCCGGCATGAGAGGCGAATCATCCCCTTTGATACGAAGACCCCTAGCTTTAAGACCAGCAGGCAGATTCGACAACGTACCGGCATCGATAAGTTGTCTGAGAATTGAGGTTGCACTTTTGGCAAGTCCTCCGATGAGGTGTATAAGTCCTGTACCGTAAAAGCCCAACCCGGGGAGATACCTGTAGTGGACAAAGTACTGTCTCTTTCTTTTCTTGTTGTCATCTTCGTAATAGTTCCTTCTTATGGATAATATCTCTCTGGATGATTTATCTATTGTGATAACGTAAGGTCTGGCTATACCGTCTTCTTCCTCAAACGGTTCTGGCATTTCCATTTCCACATGCATCTCAAGAAGAGTATGCCTATCATCATCCTCAATAGTTGCAGATTCACCCTCTAATTCGTCATATTTTTCCTGTATATCTGAGAAATCTGGCTCTGGTTCCGGTAACTCTATCTCACGATAAAAGCCATTATTCATTAACTTTGCGATATCATTGTATGATTTTTTCATCACATGTGTGTATCTTTCACATGTCATAAGATCAGATGCGCCATATGAAACAACAAAGTCTTCTGCAGGTACAAACATTGCACAAGGTCTTTCCATGATTGGGTCATAATAAACTTTCTTAAAAGCTGAACCAGCTAATGGAAGTTTAAATAACATCTGTTCTGTTTCGTCACGATATTCTGTCATCTCTTCAGTAAGAAGATAATTCATCTCATTCTCAACTCTAAGAGCCTGCTCTGTTTTTTCTACAGACATCTTGCCAAGTATCTTAGTTCTCACTGGACCAGAAGCAGGATATATCTCTCCCATAGCCTGTGCCTGAAATCTAACTATTGATTCTGTAAGTATTGGATGGAAAACCCCTGATGAACCAGCCCAAGGCTGCTGTCTTTCTTCTATCTTGAGTCCAAGTAAATCTAAACCCTTAACATAACTTTTTGCCCATTCACTTCTTGATTGTTGATCTGTTTGAAAATTACCAAGCAACTCACTAGCCATAGACTGTAAATCACTTTCATCTATTTCTTCTGCAAGGTTTCTGTCAAAATCACCTCCTGTAATTTCATCCACCTGCTCTCCAGTAAAATCTATTATCATTCCTCCATCTTCTGTTTCCACTGAAACAGCATCAGGGTTTTTGGCTGTAACCTCTTCAGGATTTACTATTTCTACATTTATATCTTCATCAATAACATCATCGTCAGCAGTAAATGGAATCATAGGTTTTTCAATAGCCATTCTAATTTCCTCTAGTAATATTCAACTGGTCTTCTATATTTCGGCTCATCATCCCAGTCATCCATAGTTGTTCTTATCCAACCACCTTGCCTGAATCTTAACAGCGCTTGTGTAGTTGAGTCAACCAAGTCATCATGGTCTCCTGCTGGAAACGCTGCACATTCTTCAATAACTTCTTCCGCCCATCTTGTAGGTGGATACCAAACTACGCCACTTGCAAACAGATCAGTAACACCGTTTACCCTAGCTATCTTATCCTGTCCACGGCTTGGTGTAAACTCTGTAACTGGTATTCCCATAGCACGAAGCTCAAAAATCAAGGGTGAGCCTGCAGCTTTTGCCTCAACAATCATCTGGTCTGGTTCAAATTCCCAGTATTTATCATAGGCTGCACGCTTTAATTCAGGAAACTCAAGCTTTTCTTTGTAAGAATCTATCAATATCAAGTTAGGTATCTCATTTCCGTCATCATCAGGGTGATGAAAGATGCCCCATGTTGTACAAGCGCTATAGTCCGCTCTTTGCGTTTTTAAGAAGGCTGTGTCCCATGATTGGATTATAGAGTCACATGGGGGTAAATCTTTTTTATCCCACTCCTGCCACCATTCACGCTTGATTAAAGCACCTTCTTCCGATGTAGGGTCCTGTTGGTACTGTGCATTCCACTTTGATACAGGTAATTCAGCTTTTAGGGCGTCTAATTCTGTACCGCTCCAAAATTCGGGCCATAATGGCTTGCCTGAAGGCATAATTGCAGGTAATTGTATGACTTCCCACTCATTTGAGCCTTCTCTTTCGGTAGATTTTGTAATTATCTGCCCTGTTAGGTCTCTTTTTGACCATCTTGTCATCACAAGTATGATTGCACCACCCGGTTGCAGTCTCTGACGAGGTCCAGAAGTGTACCATTCGTAAACTTTGTTATAAACTTCAGGATTATACTCACCCATTGTGGCTTCTTGCTCTGAATGCGGGTCATCAATGATAAGAATATCAGCGCCTTTACCTGTAACGGCACCTCCAACACCTATCGCGAAGTAATCACCACGCTTATTTGTGTTCCATCTACCCGCCGCTTTACTGTCTGTGGATAATTCTATGCCGGGAAATACATTTTGGAAGTCTTCGTTCTGTATCAGGTTACGAACCTTACGACCAAAGCCCACTGATAGCTCTGCAGTGTGTGCTGTCTGGATAACTTTCTTCTCTGGATACATTCCCAAGAACCATGCAGGAAATAAATAACTGGCAAACTCTGACTTAGTGTGACGGGGTGGCATGTTGATAATCAATCTTTTTAATTCACCCCGGGCTACCCTCTCAAATGCCTCTGCCATAATCTCATGGTGCCTCCCATGAATAAATGAAGGCCACATCAAATTAACAAAAGGCAGAAACTCTTTTCGTGCCTGTTCCTTTTCTTGAATTTCACTAAGCTCGTCAACTAAAGCTAAAATCTCTTTTTGTTTCTCTGGAGAAAACTGATCTAACTTCTTAGATGCCGATTTTATTATTTTAGATAGATCA